AAAAAATATTATGTTATGATATATTCTATAAATTCGGGAGTACCTCAAGTATTTCCTTCTCAAAAAAAGACTGATGCTCAAAAGACAGATAGTTGGATGAAAAATTGTGTTGATGCTGGTGTTGAACTTGTTAATTGGGAAAATAATTCTGATTTAAGAAAAAGTAAAAAGGAGATGGTTACTCTATATAACCTTGTTAATGGTATTATAGATCCTTCAGATAAGAAAAAAATAACTAATCCTTTAAATTTACAAGGCTATGACTTTCCAGGAACTGCTCAAACATATCCTTTAATTACTCCTTTATTAAGTGTATTAACAGGTGAAGAAAGAAATAGAGTACACAATTTTAGTGTATCTGTCGTTAATCACGATGCTGTTAGTGAAAAGCAAGAAAAACTTCGACAACAATTAGATGCTTTCCTAATAGGTGAGGTACAAAATTCACAAAAGAGTGAAGAAGAAATACAAAAAGAATTAGAAAAACTTGGTAATTGGGCTAATTATACTTATAGAGATATTCGTGAAAGAATGGGATATCAATTATTAAGTTATTTAAGACAGCATTTAGATTTAGATTTTCAATTTAATACTGGTTTTGAAAATTTATTAACTGTTGGAGAACAAATTTATGTTGCAGATATTGTAGGTGGTGAACCTATTATAAGAAAAGGAAATCCTTTAAATTTTACTTTTGTAAGATCAAGTGATTCACCTTATCCTGAAGAGTCTGACATGATTATAGAAGATGGGTATTTAAATGTTGGTCAAGTTATTGATGAATATTATGATGTTCTTAAAGAAAAAGATATTAAAAGATTAGAACAAGGTAGTACAGCAAATAAAAATTTAAAAAGTTCTTTATTTACTCATCAAAACTTAAGTCCTGAATTTTCTGTTGATGATCTTATTGCTAATTCAGGAGATGATGATTCAATTTTATCAACACCAAACATATTTGGTACTTATATTTTATCTAGCGGATTTGATGAAAATGGTAGAATTCGTAGAACAAGAGTTTTATGGAAATCTATGAGAAAGATAGGTATTGTAAAATTTACTGACGAAAATGGTGATTTGGTTAGAGCTTTAGTACCAGAACAATATGAACCAGATAAAGAAAGAGGTGAAGAAGTTAATTGGCATTGGATATCAGAATGGTGGGAAGGAACTAAACTGGCTAATGATATTTATGTAAAAATGCAACCAAGACCTATACAATTTAGAGAAATGACAAATTTATCTAAGTGTCATCCTGGAATTGTTGGTATAATTAATAATGTTAATAGTTCAAAAGTAACATCCTTTGTATCTGCATTAAAACCTTTACAATATCTCTATGATGAATTTACTTATAGAATGCAAACATTATTTATGACATCGTATGGTACTATCGCAACATTAGATATATCACAAGTACCTGATGGATGGGATATGGATAAATGGTTATATTATGCTATTACTTATAAATGGGCTGTTAAAGATCCAATGAAAGAAGGTGCTGAAGGTGCAGCAAGAGGAAAATTAGCAGGAAATATGAATCAAGGACCAAATACTTATGATTTAAGTCAGGGTAATTTAATTCAACAAAACTTACACATGATGGAGTATATTGAAGATAGAGCTAATGAGGTAGCTGGTATTACTCCACAAAGAAAAGGAAGTATTTCAAATAGAGAGACTGTTGGTGGCGCAGAAAGAGCTGTAGTTCAAAGTTCTCATAGAACAGAGAAATGGTTTAGTCTACATGATCATGTTAAATTAAGAGTGTATAAGGTTTTAATAGAAACTGCTAAAGCTGCTTGGAAAGAACAATCTTTTAAAAGAAAATTCTTTATGGATGATATGACAGAAGCTTTATTAGAATTTGATGGTCAGACATTTAATGAAGCTGAATATGGTATAATGGTAAATAATGCTACACAAGATACTAAACTTAAAAATCTTCTTGAAAGTAGTATGCAAGTATTACTTCAAAACAATGTTTCTGTATCTAGTATTATTGATATTTATAGAACTGGTGATCTTTCTACAATGCAGCGTAAAATTGAACAAAAAGAACAAGAAATTGCTCAAAGAGAAGCTGAACAAAATGAAGCAGCATTAAAACAAAGAGATAGAGAAGCTCAGTTAAAAGCTCAATCAGAACAAGCTGAAAGAGATTTAAAAGATAAAATGAATATTAGAGATAATCAAACTAAATTAATAACGTCTAATCCAGAAAATTTAGATGAAGAAAAATTAGAATTAGATATAAAAGAACATAATGATAAAATGGAGAAAGAAAAAAGAAAATTAGATTTGGAGAAAGAAAAATTAAATGAGACAGTAAGACATAATAAGGTAACAGAAAAGAAACAGAATGTTAAAAAATAGTTATAGAGAAATTAAAAAGTTACCTAATAATTTGGAATTAAACTAATAGAATAATAATTTTATAAAAAATTTAGATTATGGCAAAAAAGGAATTTTTAGAACAGCAAAATGATGATTTAGGGATTTCATTAGAAATGATAGATGATGAAACTCTGGAATTAGATTCTACTTTTGATGAATTAGGAGAGGAAGGTGTAGAAAATACACCAGAACAATCTAATGAGAATGTAGAAAATAATGAAGATAATAATAATCCTGATGCAGATGATAATTTTGATGTTGATATCAACGCAGAATTTGCAAAAATGGAAGAAGATAATAAAAAGATATTAAATGATAATGATGAGAAGAATACTTCAGAAGGGCTATCCTCAACTGAGAAAAAAAGTAAAGATGAAAGTGAATCAGATGATAACGGTACTAATAAAGATGATGCTAATAAAGATGCTGATTCTGGTTCCTTGACGATTGCTTTTGCAAAAACTCTCAGTGAGATGGATAGTCTTTCTGATTTTAATGAAGAAGATTATCAAAAAACTGTAGAAGAAAAAGGTGAAGCTGCAGCTTTTGTAGAACTTCTTCAAAATGAAGTTGAAAAAAGAACAGAATCTTATAAAGAAAATATTGATAAGTATTCACAAGAGTACATGAAATTGAAAGAGACAGGAATGTCTAGTGATGAAGCAGGTTCTTTAGTTGCAAATAAAGAAATAATTGATAATATTAAAGAAGAATCTTTAGTAGAAGATGAAAGTTTACAGGAAGATGTTGTTGCAGAAGTTTTAAGATTAAGAAATTTTACAGATGAGGAAATTAAAGATGAGATACAAAATTTAAAAGATTTAGATAAATTATCAGATCGTTCAAAAAAATCTCTTCCTTTATTACAAAATTATTATGATAAGGCTATTAAAGCTCAGCAACAAAAGCATCAGCAGTTGATGCAAAAACAAGAAGAAGCTAAAAATAAGTATATATCTACTGTTAAAGAGAATGTTAATAACTTGGATGAAATACTTAAGGATAAAAAAATTAATAAACAAACTAAGGATAAAATTATAAATTCAATTCTTTTACCAGTAGGTGAGGATAAACAAGGAAGAGCTTTAAATTCTATTTGGAAAAAAAGAAGTGAAAATCCTATTGATTTTGATATTAAACTCGCTTACTTTATGAATATGGGTTTATTTGATGGTAAAACTGATACATTAATAAAAGATAGTAAAACTAAAGCCTTAAAAGATTTAGAGAATAAATTAAAAGGTGGTAAATTTTCTACAGGTTCACCTAATTATACTGATGTTGATAATTCACTTGAAGGTAATATTGAAGCTATGGAAGAATTTTTAGATGAATAATAAACAATTAAATATAATAAAATATGAAAATTAGCAAATTACAAACAGTAGATCCTCGATATGCTAAAGGGTTGATAACAGAACAACACCTTGGGTATATTGGTGCTCAAAGACCTGAGTTAATTAGTAAAACCATTGAGAAGGTTTACAAAGTTACTTATGGTGGAGATGATTTTATCAGCTTCATCAATCAGTATCCTAAACGTTACATTGATGATGATGTACCTTATCAATGGATGTTACAAGGTCCTGATGAAAGAAATTTCCCTTTAATTAAAGCAACTGTAGACAGGGAAGGTACTACAGAAGTATCTGCTACAGATAAGCCAGGTGTAGGATTTGGAAGATTCTACATGTGGTTTAGTGAAAGAGCTTTTTCTGCAACATCTGTTATTGTTGGAGAAAATCCTGATGACTATGCTTTACGTGTAGTAAGTGATCCACAAGAATATGGTGATCTTTGGTGTCATGAAGTTGAACTTGTTACAGGTGATAATGAATTATTTGTTCCTTATGAAGATCTACAAGGAAATACACGTTGGAGTGAAGAATATGGTCTTGTAGAACCAACCTTATCAAAACGAGGTAATGAAGTTAGTATTGCATCTCATTTTATGATGCAAAACACTCTTTCTTACATTCGTAAGAATTATGAGGTACCTGGTAACATGTTATCTAAAGGTCGTAATAAACCAATGGCTTTTGCATTTATTGACAGTAAAGGTAATATGCATAAAAGATGGATTGATGCTATTGGTTGGAACTTTATGATCCAATTCCGTAGAGATATTGCACGATTATTACTTTATGGTAAATCTAACATGAAGAGTGATGGTACTTATGCCAATAAAGGTGAAAGTCAAAATACTATTCGTGCAGGATATGGTCTTTATGAACAACTTGAAGGAGCTAATGTAGGTTATTACAATACATTTGATATTGATACACTTACAGACTTTGCTCTTGATATTTCAGTAGGAAAAGTTCCTGAAGATGAACGTATATTTGTTCTTGCTACAGGTGAATATGGAGCTTATGAATTCCATAAAGCTGCTGAGCAAAAAGCTTCAAAAATTACTTACATTCAAGATACTAGCCGTATCAAGATGTCTAATGGTAAAATGAAGCTTATTGGAGGACAATTTGCAGAATATGAATCTGTAAATGGTATTAAGTTTAAAATCTTAATTGATCCTACTAAAGATAATCCTATCCGAAATAAGAAAAAAGATAGTAAAGGTAGATTATTAAGTTCTTTAACTTATGAATTACTTGATTTTGGTACAACTAATGGTGAAGCTAATATTCAACGTGTAGCTATCAAAGGAGATGAAGAAATTTATGGTTATAGACGAGGTTTAAGAGATCCTTTTAGTCCTTATAATAATCTTACTAAACCAAGAGATATTGTATCATCTGTAGATGGTTATGAAGTATATGGTATGTTTATTGGTGGAATGCAAGTTAAAAATCCACTTAAAACTTTCCGTTATTTACCATCTGAATTAGTAGCCTAATTTAAACAATAAGATGTGGGGTATTAAATTACCCTACATCTTTTTATAAATTAATAACTTAATAAAAAATAAAAATTTTAAAAGTATGACTGAAGAACAAGCAATCAAAGAAGGAATCTTAGAAAACAAAATTGTATATTTAAAACCTATTCCAAAACCAAGTGGCATGATTAGAGATCCAAAACATATAGGATATTTTATGTTTGATGGAGCTTTTAAATCATATCCTTTACCTAGAGATCGTAGAACAGGATCATATAAA